CCTTCTTATTCCAGGAAACTGAAATCTTTGGTGCTTTACCAAAGCCACCGATGCCGTATGGTGCTTTGCCGCCCTGAATCTTGATGTGCGGAATCTTCAGATTACTGAAAATCTTGCCAATTGACAGAGGGAAGAACCCTTTGATTTTGTTCAGGATTCCCCTGATAGTGGCTTTTGCCGTTTCAATAGGCTTTGTGATGGCACTCTTGATTCCATTCCATACCCTTGATGCCGTTGACTTGATAGTGTTGAATACGCTTGTCACAGTGTTTTTCATCGTGTTGAAGTTTGTCTTTACACGATTGACCACAGTTGACACAGCACTTGCGATGTTATTCCAAATGGCTTTTGCTTTTGCCTTGATGGTATCCCAATTCTTGTACAGGGCAACACCGATTGCAATGGCCGCTGCGATGGCTGCGATTGCAATTCCTATTGGTGCAGCCAATCCGGCAAGGGCAGGGCCGGCAATTGCAACAATGCTGATGATGCTGCCTATCATAGACACAAGACCACCGACAACAATAAGCAATGGCCCAAGTGCTGCCGTGATAGCAGCAAAAGCAAGTGCGAATTTTGCGACAGCCGGATGATTCTGCAACCACTCAATCAGTGTTTGAATTTTCGGCAATAGCTTGCTGCCGATCCATGTTGCCAAAGATGCAACAGCCGGCAACAACACAGTTCCTATTTCCTCACCCATGTCACCAAGAGCATTCTTTGCCTGTTGGATTTTGCCTGAATCAGTGGCTGCCAATTCAGCATTCATGCCACCGAACTTCTTGCCCAATGCCTCTGTAATGACAGCAGCCTTTTCTTCTTCTGTGCCTGTTTTCAGGATTTCCTGTTGCGCCTCCGTCAGCTTGATTCCAAGTCTTGAAAGCGCACCAACATTTCCATTCAGGGCCTTGCCAAGAATCTTTGCTTTGGCCTCTGCATCTTCCTGTGTGGCATCCATACCCTTCTCTGCTGCCAACCAATCATTCATTGCCGGTAGTATCGCATCAATGGTACTTGGATATTTTGCATAAGTAGCCAAAGCCTGTGCGCCTGACAGGGCAACCTCATCACCAATGACACCCTGTTTCTGAAGTGCGGATGCCAATTCCATTGTAGATTGAGCCGCAGCCTTGTTGACACCCATTCTGTTCTTATATACGGCAACAAGCTTTTCTTCGGCCAATGCCTGTTTCTCGCTCATCTCAATGAGCTTTGAGCCGGCATATATACCGGCCATGCCATAAACTGACACTGATGTTGTGATTGTCCGTCCGGCAGATTTTATCTTCCCACCGGCATTCTTGAATGCTGCACCAACAGCCAATGCTTGCTGTTTGCCAACCGATCCAAACTGTTTCAACGCATTTTGCGCCTGTTTCAGATTGTTTTCGGTCTTGATGATTTCTCTCTCAAGCTCTCGCCACTGTGCTGAACTTTCCTCAACACCATTTGCCCTCATGGTGTCTTGCATTTTCCGCAATTGATTCAGCTTGTCCTCTGTCTGTGACACTGACAATTGCAGAAGTTTCATCTTCTGATTCAGCAAAGTGGTGCTTGTTGGATTGAACTTTAATGACCTATTAACCGCCTTCAATTCGGCCTGTGTCTTGTTCAATGCGCCATTGGTCTTGCTTAATGCTGCATTCAGTTTGGTGGTGTCCGCACCAAATTCAATTGTGATGCCTTTAATATATCCGGCCATTCATGACACCTCAAAATCTATCAAAATCCTTTTGGCTTGCTTTATATGGATAACTGTATTCGTCATTCCCTTTTTCGGTCAGCATATCCGCAACAAGTCCAAAGTCTATCTGCTCTAAATCTTCAATAGACAGACCCAATTCTTTGCACCGCAACATGAATAATCCTGTGGTGAATTCCCTTGTGGTCTCTCTCTGTCTTTTTTTAGGGTGTGGCTGTTCCTACTGTGGAATCCATATATGCATTGATAACATCTTCCGCTGAATTCACAAAAGCCATTGCAGAAAATCCTTCAAGCCATGTGATGAAGTCATCTTCATTCAGCTTGTTCATGTCGGCATTCTCCGCCTGGTTGTGCATGATATATGCCAACCGCATGACAACCTCAACACCCTCTTGCTCTGCCTTCTCTTCATTGCCAAGTACGGCAAAAAGGTCTTGATTAAAAACCTGTTTATAGCGAAAAGGTGTCGCAGCGTTTGCTGCGACACTCATTTCTTTGCCATCTACTATTACAGTTTTATACATGATTTTGCCTCCTTCATGCTTATGTTAGTCCTGAACTGTTGTGAACCAAGATGTGTATGCCGTTGATGCCGTATTCGCACAGGATGCCTTTACGATGTTATCAAAGGCTCTTGGTGCTGCCGTGATTTCTCCTGTCACTGTCTGCACCTCAATGGAATCCTCCGTTGTGGATGACTCAATGTCAGGCCTTGACATCTTGCAATTGTACAGGACATATCTTGTCGCATTGACATCCCCTTCAAACTGAAACATCAGTGCGAATGATTTTGGCTGAACATCGGCAGCCTCATACATCATGCCTGTCTTTGCGCCTGTGCCTACTGTCTCGCCCATAATGTCTGTTCTGAATGAATCAGGAACAAGAGCCGATTCAAAATCTCCGCTATAACCATTGTTTGCAATGGCTGTGAAGTATTTGATGTTGTCAGCATAAAAATCATTGGTGTCACCCTCTGCCGACAGGCTTAAGGATACAGCACCCGGCCACGCAACAGGTGTTCCATAGGTCACTGAATTTGTTCCGACCGTGACCGATGCATAGTACACATTCTTCAGGCCATACTGAACTTTATTAGCCATTTATTAATACCTCCATTTCATAGGTGGTCTGATATAACTGTTCGTCATTAAGAAAATCTGTCTGCTTGTACCATGAAAGACCGGCATTCTTCAGAACTGTCTCAACGGCAGATTCCGCTGTCGGGTCTTTTATCTTGGTAAACAGCTCAATAAAAAGCTGTCTTTTGTTGATGTAGTTTGAATTGTCTGCGTGTGGATCAGTTTCAGATGGAAAATAGAAAACTACATAAGGAGGATTTTGCGTTTTGCTGAAATGGCTGTATGCTGACGGATAACCGACAGATGCAACCATTGTTGTTATTTCTTTTAATGTCATAACTTGCTCATAACCTCCTCCATGTATCTATTGGCATTGGCCTCTTCCGCCCTCGCAATGTTGCCTGTGTAGTTTACATTCTTTGGATAATGACCACCGCCTCCTGTGGAATGCGGCTTTTCCAAAAGATGTGTTAGCTGATAGATGCGATTATAAACAGTGTCTGCGAAAGAAGTCCTTCCATTGCCCTGTTTCTTGTGTGACCATCCTCTGCCATATTGTCCGCCTGATGGCGCACTCCCCTTCAGGTCTGAAACAGTTTGCCTTGCAGCATCCTTTGCTGAAGATTCAACAACCTCATACACCTTGTCACCATATTCAAGCATGGCTTTTTTCACTGTTGCCTCAAACTGTTCAGGCCGTATCACCTTGTTGCTCATGCGCCAATCTTCCTTTCGGCATACAGCTCTAATGTGTCACCTCTTCTGTATGTCCTGTAAATGGCATATCTGTTGCCCTGATAAGAGACAACATCCTCGCCCTGATAATCACCGAAGAACACATCAAATCTGTATTCAGGATTCAGCTCTGTATTGGCCGCTGCATAGAATTCCGTCTGTGATATGGAGTACACCTCACACATGACTTGTCTCTCTGTTTCTGTTGCGATCTCATTGCCATAGTCATCTTTTGACATGGCCTGTGCAATCAAAATCAAAACGTCAGCCATTGCTCACACTCCAAACTGTATAACCTGTGGCATTCTGCATTTGTGCCTTCTGTTCATCATATGAGGCCTTTAATTGGTCATAATTGTCAGGCGCACCAAAGCTGAAACGCACATAAGTCATGACAGCCTTCGCAACAAGATTATCCACAGAATCATACTCAACACCGGCTATGCCCAAATCAAGCAATGCTGCCTCAATATACCCTGTTATCTCGCTGTCATATGCATCTGTTGTGATACGCATTGATGTTTTGCACATCTGCAATAATTCTGATGTTGTCATTTTGACAATTCTCCTTTTGTAGCCTCATAGAATCCCCTTGTCACAGCAGCATAACCCATGTGACCAAATTCTATTGAAGGGTCAATATAAATCTTATATCCGTACTTCCTCGCCCTCATGCAGAAGGCGCAATCCTCACCGACATTTGCCAAAGGTGAAAACCAAACCGGCCCTTCCTTTCCGGCTATGTCAAAGAGGCAATCCGTTTTCATCAGCACACAGCCAAAACCACAGCCGGCAACCTCTTTCAGTCCGTCAGGCACTTCATCCATGTTGGTGAAATGCAGCTCGCCTTTCTCATCTGTCTCAAGCACATCAAATGCCACAGGTGTGAATGGTGTTGCCCTTCTGAAGTAAAGGCCTGTGAGGATGTCTATTTCCTCATGCTCATCAAGCACCTTCATCATGCGCTCAAGAACATCAGGCGGAAATGTCATGTCTGAATCAAGCCACAGTATATAGTCGGCATCTATCCTGACAGCATATTCCGCCAAATTGTTTCTTGAATCGTAAATCAATGACCCGATGATGAATGACACGATACAGTCATCAATCTTCTTCAGTGTGGTCAAACTCTGTGCGAATCTCGCACTTACCATGTCCATGCATGGTACAGCAATCAGTATTTTCTTCATGATTATTGCCTCCACCCAATTCTCATGTGTTACTTCGTGATTTTGCAGAATGCGTTTGGTGCAACGATGCCAAGCCCAACGAATTCACGGCCAATGATTCTCACAAGGTCATAATCCGCATCGGTCAGGTCATCATACTTGAATGTGATTTCCTCACCATTCGGGAAGTTTGCAATTGCGCCCTGTTCAAGGTCACCAACGATGACATAAGGAACACCTGTGGTTGCTGCGCTGTATGCCGTAATGGTGTTGTTGAACTCAACAGGCAGCCCTTCAAACGGATCAGCACCATAGCCATTCGCATACTGAATAGCCTTGAACTCTGCCCAAGTCAGCTTATTCATCATGATGACAGGATTTGCCGCATCATCAGAAAGCTGTGCAATAGCCTGTGCGATTGTTCCCATTGCCGGTGTAGTAACCTTGATGGCCGGAACAGCGACAGATGTTGATGTGGATGCCGTACCGGCAGCCTTGATGAGGCTGATAAGCTCTTCGGCAGCCTTCTTTGCAATCTGATAGGTCAGCTCATCATACAGATATTCAATGAAGTATGAGCCTGTTAAATCAAGGGCCTCATCACTGATCCGCACGATTTTCTTGATTGCCTTCGGCAGAATCTGAACTGTACCAAGAACAAGGGTCTCTTCAGACACCTGCTGCCCTTCAGTGTGAACTGTTGCGCCTGTTGCAGAAATTTCAAATCCAACCTTCAGATTTCCCTTGATATAGGCCTTCTTTACTCTACGCATGATGCCTTCTCTATCCCATGCGGTCTTTACGATTTCATAGACCATTTCAGGAACAGGAACTGTGCCGGAGCCGTTCTCTGACAGCAGCGCACGGCATTCTGCATCATCTCCACTCTTCAGATATTCAGCATATGCATTGATATACTCATTCGTGTTTCTGATTTCCATATCTGACATTTTGATTTCCTCTCTCTTCTCAATTTCTTTTGTCTGCTTATTAGCAATAACTTCTTCCATTGCCCTCTTCTCTTCGGCAATGGCTTTTTCGGCTTTTTCAATTTCAGCCATGATGCTCTGTCTCTCTTCCATCAGAGATGCACTTCTTGCCTCAAGCTCTTCTGTGGATGCCCTTTCCTGTTCGGCCACTTCTGCCGATTCTTCATCAGGCGCATCATCAGCCTCAAGCTCATCCACGATGTCAGACAGCTCTGCATCAATTGCTGCAAGCCTTTCTTTCAACTCTTCTAAAGTCATTTTGCAATGGCCTCCTTTATGTTGGTTGCGATTTCATGTCTGCGCTCAAGGTCTCTCCGCCTCTCTTCCTCTGCCTGAAGTCTCTCCGCCTCGGCAGCCTTTTCCGCTTCAATCACTCCGTTGAAGTAGTCACGCACATGAATCTCTGTTGTTGGATTAGCCGGAAAGCTAACCGCTGATATATCAAAAACCTTGTCAATTCGGTCAATGATCCGTGTTTTGTTTTCGTCATCAAAGTGTTCTTCACCGACAGTGAAGGCAAAGCTCATCTGTGGATAATTGCCGGCAGCTATGTCCTCAAAGTGTTCCCTTGCGCCTGATGTTCTTGACAGGTCTGTGACATGGTGCAAACCTCTTCCATCAATGTCAAGCTTGATTGTTCCGGCAGATGCCCTTGCAAAAACTCTTCCTTCATGGTCAATGCGGTACACAACATCCGTCAGGTCAGCCTCATCAAATGCAGATGGCTCAATCCTTTCGTAAATTGACACCCCGTCAAGCTCAAACAGCTTGTAGGTCTCAAAGGTGGATGCGTATCCCTCAACTAAAAAAGATGGTTCTGCACCATCTTCCCTGACTTCAAAAGTCATGTTCCTGTATTCTCTATCCTTGCTCATTGGTATCCTCCAATTCGTTTACATTCTTATATTCTCCCCTGATTGTGCGGATGTCTCCGCCCTCAACAGGCGCAAGATTAAAAACTTCCCTTGCCTCATTGATGCTGAATATGCCTCTGTCGGTCAATTGCGCTGCCACCTGTAATTTGTCGGCATTGCTCATGTATTGCAACCTGTTGGATGTGAACATCACCTGATTGCCGGCAGAACGCTCACGCTCTGTGTACATGGCTTTTGTCAGGCCGTCTGACAGGGCAATAGCAAACACCTCAACACATCCCTCATAAAATGCAGCCCAGGAGTCACCAAATGCCTTGTTCTGCAACACATCTTCATTAACACCAAAATAGTTATACACGGACCGATTAATCTGATCCATCTGTGCTGTATCTACTGTGAATGGCTTGTTCTCATACTGATGAATATCTGTGTATGTGTTTGGGAACAGTAACATGCCGTCTGAATCCTCACCGAATGCCAACGAGCCGAATCTGTCCGCCTCTTTTTTAAGGTCAGCATCTTTGGTGAAGTTATTCATCTTGGCCCAAAAACGGAAAGTAGCACCATTCTTGATGGCCTCTTCAATGCCCTGTTTGTTCAGGTCAATGACTTTCAGTGTTGGGTCAAGTGCTGTATTGGTCTCGCCAAAGAAATCACGCTTATACTGATGCTGTGTCAATATAACGCATTCATTCAGCCTGACAGCACCGATGTCACCTGTGTTGAATCTGTAACGCAGCCAAATGTCATTGTCATACTCAACAACCTCACACTTGGTTGGCAACACTGTATAATATCCTGTTGTTGTGAGGCTCTTATCCTTTACAGGCACAATGAAAGCTGTGTTGTGGATGTCAAGTATCGTTGATGTTCTTGACAGGAACTGTGGCCAAGTCTGCCACTGATTCGGCCCTTGTTTCAGCTTGCTCTGAAGGGCCGGTTTCGCTGCGCCTGTTGAATCAAATTTCAGTTTGCTGATGTGTCTCGCCCTCGCATAAATCGCAGCACGAATCAGCTCACTCTCATAAATAGACCCTTGCCAAGTATGGAATACAGGCTTGTATGGTGTCAGGGTCTTGAATACCTCCGCACCATATACAGCCTTCTGCTGTTGTCTGTTGGGTCTGAAAATATCTGTGAATAAGCTCATTTTTTATTCCTCATTCTTTAGCTGTTCGCCATAATTGGCATACCATTTCTGCCGGACTGTCAGCGCATCAAGCAATGCTGCCATTCCGTCAATATGTGCTGTCTGTGAGATTTTAATCAATCGGCCTCTGCCTCTCTCTGTACTCATCTTGACCGCACTATTCAAAAAATGCATCTTCAACAAATCATTGTCACCAATGCATATCTTTCCGTCTTTCATCAGGCCTTCGCCCTCTTGCATGACACCCCAAAGATTATCGCCCTGATAAACATCATCGGTTTTGTATCCGTATGCCTGAAGGTCTTGTATCAAGTATTGTGCGCTGTATCTGTCATAGCCTATTACCAATGGCAGAATTTCGTATTGTTCAACAAGATTCACAAACCAATTAAAGCAATCATGATAATCAACAAAATTCTCGCCCGATGGCTCTAAAAGGCCTCGCTGTATATATAGCTTATAAGGCACACCATCACGCTCTTCCGCATCATCAATTTTCTCTGATGGCAGCCAAAACTTGCTGAATACATTCAGGATTCCCTTCTTCTCAATCACTACACAGGCCGATGTCAGGTCAGTGGTCTGCGACAGGTCTAACCCTCCAACACAATAACTGTGTGCAAAATCCTCAATGTGTAATGGATCACCGAGGCATTTGTTCACTGTCTGTGTTGACAACCATGCGCTGCTTGCATTTTGCTTTTGGCAACAGTATTTCGTGATGAACTCTGTTTTTTTAGAAAGTGACCCTTCGGCTATGGCAATTTCCTCAAGTAGATAATCCACAGGAACAGAAACCCCAAGATTGGGATTGCTCTTCCGCAATTCGTTGATGTCATTCCACTTTTCAATGTCATCTATCATGTACAGGAACGGCAACAGCCTCTGTTCCTTGCTCTCCCCCATCAGGAATCTTGTTGCCCTTTTGACAAGCTCATCATATATGCTGTCATTCTCATATCCTGATGTTGTACAGGATAACAGCAATCCTTCAGGCCTTGCGCCCATGCCGGACTTCATGACTTCGTACTGTCGCAAGCCACCTTTTCCCCATGCTGCGATTTCATCACAGATGGTCAGGGATGGATTGAATCCGTCAGACTTCTTGGCACTGAATGCGATCTTCTTGACTGTTGAATTTGAACTTTCAATGAACAGGTCTGTCATCCTGTGCCTTGCTGTGTTTGGTTTTGGATTATCCTTGTTCTGAAGTAGCTCTTCCTCAAGGCTTATCATTGTCCATACATCATTGTAGATAATATCCGCCTGGTCAAGCTTTGGCGCAACACAATAAACCCTTGTGCCGAATCCGCCATCCACAAAGAATGTATAGTTTGCAATGGCCGATGCAAACAGTGATTTGCCGTTTTTACGGCCAACCACTAAAAGCACCTCCCTGAACTGTCTCTTGCCGTCCTTTGGGTCAATCAGGCCGAACATACAGGCAAGCATGGCCTTCTGCCACAATTCAAGCCGAATCCTGTCAGGTGCTAACGGCCCTTCTGTGTGATGACAGTGTTCTTCAATCCATTTCACTGCTTTGTCGGCTTTTTTCGCATCGTATATGTAAAGACCACTTTCAATCCCATGTACTATGCATTCATACAACATCAGCACCCATTTGCCGACAAGGATTGTGCCGTCTTTGATTTGTTGGTAGTATTCAAGTATGTAATTGTTCATCCTTACTCCGGCAAAGCCTGTGCTTTGTCTGTCTATCTCATGCCTTCTGCTGTGCTTTTTCGGTCATATATTTTTTTAATC